TACTCGCTTTTCTGTAATCGCCTATCTAACGGCTCCGCTTCTGTTAATTCGTCAACTAGTTTGTCAACCCTAAATTTTTACCGCCACGCGTACAAAAACTGGGAGTCGCAAGCCCCTCGCAAGTACCCACCCCCTACCGGAAGAACCTATACAGGGGGTCCCTATGTCCAGATACTATGTTACGGTATAAATTCAGTTGGACCATTTGCTGCTGATTTAACGACAGATATTGATAGACAGGTATAGACTGAGATTTATCTGTATTTCAGTATTTGCAAGGGATTTAAGACTTTAAGAGACGTTGAAAAATATTGAAATGGTACGCCCTACAGGATTCGAACCTGTGACCTACGGCTTAGAAGAACGTAGAGCGCAAGTTAACATATTGTTTTTAATTTAATTATCTGCATTCGCAATCATGATAATGGCACAATTAAGGCTCAAAATGTCACAAGTGTGGCACAAAATAACGACACAAATATGGCACAAATATAACCCATCAAAACGATTCATAATAAAAATTATGGGAGGAATAATGACAACTGAGCTACCGCAGATGAAAATACGGCTACCGATTGATTTAAAAGAAAAAATCCAACAGATGGCTGATGATAACAACCGTTCAATGAATGCTGAAATAGTAAATGCAATTGAGCAATACATAAAACCAGTTGATAGAGATTTGTTATTTAGGCTTAAAACACTGGAAGACATGGAAAGAGCAAATAAAACATCAAGTGATGAAAAATTATTAGCTATTCAAAAAATACTATTCGAAAAGTAATAGCTACATGAATAACTAATTATTAACTAATAAGCCACCTTCGGGTGGTTTTTAGTATTTCTATTGCTGGCGTTTATAGTTTGATATAATCGTTAGCAATCTTGCTTATCTCAATAAATCCAGTATTATAAAAATACAACATGAAAACAATAATCGGCACGATAAAAGCATTTATAAACAAGCAGTTATTTTATTAGGAAATAGTTATGGGTTACTTACGTTTTTCATTGGCATTACTTGTTTGCGCTAATCATTTGTTGGGAGTAGGGGTTATTGGTAGATATGCCGTATTTTCTTTTTATGTAATAAGTGGTTACCTTATGACCACCATTCTTTTGGATAAATATGGATTATCATACAAAGGCATAAAGAAATATGCTCAAAATAGATTATTACGAATATATCCAACCTATTTATTTGTTGCTTTATTATCTTTTTTAGTTATTTATTTTTTAAGAGAAGATTACCCATCGCTTTATTTTAGTTATGGTTTTGATTTACCAAATAATCTGATTAACGCCTTGAGAAATATTACCCTTATTGGGCTTGATTTTCATATAACACCAAGACTAGTTCCGCCAGGATGGACATTATTTGTTGAAGTTTTTTTCTACTTAGTTATACCCATAGTTCTCATGGCAGGAAGAAAAGCTGTAAGCATTTGGCTGGCTTTATCTATTATTTTTCACATAGTTTGTTTATCAATATACTCAAACGATATTGATGAATGGAATTATAGATATGGTACTATTTTTGCTGGATCTCTTGGGTTTTCTTTGGGATGCGCGACAAGATATTTTCTATTTAATGCAGCTATAAACCGTTTTTTGGTATATAGCTGTTATTTTATTTTTATTATTTGTTTTTTAATTCCTATTTATTTTATGCTGACTGGCTTTAATGAAACAGAACGGGCGTTTATATCCAACTGCTTGTTTTATATAACCATGATCAGCTCTTGCTTTGTTGTAAATGATTTAATTGGACGCCAAGTGACAGCGGTTAATAAATTTTTAGGGGATTTATCTTATTCTTTATACTTATGTCATACTATAATTGGCTATATTGTTGCAGTAGTCTTTAATTTAAAATATCAGAGTGTCCCCGCTTTTCTGGCAGGGACATCACTTTCAATAATATTTTCAATTTTTATAAATATGCTAGTAGAGAAAAATATAAATAAAATTCGTGATAAAATAAGAAAACAATAGGATATAAGGCGCGATAAAACATATTTATGGCTTTTCAGGGAAAACAACTGTCATATCATCCAAATCTAATTCATACAGATCTATAGTGTAATTTTCTAATATAGTTAAGCGATTTTTGTCAGAAATTGTTGCTCGTTTTAATCTAATAGCTCGATTGATAATATCAATTTCAGTGGTAGCTTCGACTAGTAGAGCGTCGCGAGTAGAGTGGTTTTGTTGAATAATAAATTCCTTTTTAGCATCTTCATTCAAAACCCACTCACTTCCATTCCAATTATGGAAAATGCTCGGTCTTGGCTCTGATTGAGTTAGATCATCAAAAATAACGCATCCAGAATTAATAGCTGTTAGTATCTCCACATGTTGATTTTCATTTATTTCAATAGCGTTTGCAGGGATATCAATGTTAATTCTTGAATCGTAAAAACACTTATTTTGTTTATCATAATAAATTGTCATAATTTTAATATCCCATAATAATCCAACGAAAAACAGCTCCACCTCTGCTTGCATTATCAATTCCATCAGCATAAACCGTAAAGCTTGAATTTGTTATATTTCCTGTTTTTAAAAACGGTCTATCAATTGAGGCAGTAGTAGAACCTAATATTGATACCATTGGTTGAAAATTCATTGTTGTAACAGTTGCAGGCAAAGTTATTGCCACACTTCCCCCCACAACTAGGCTAGCAGAACTTGACCCCCATTGAATAATTAATCCGCTCGGCAACTTTTGATACCCAGTGCTTTCAAATAGTTTAGTTGCATAGTCACTTTTTGTTATAACAGTTTCTGCGAACTCGCTTAAAACTTTTGAGGTTGGCACAGTTTCTGCGCTAATACTTTCTATATCATCGCTTAATTTAACAATACCTGCCTGCGTGGTTGATGCCTCCCCCGTTACACTTTGCCACTCAGCTGTCGAGCTTGTTGGATCATTACCAATGTTGTTATCGATAAGTGAGCGATAGATAACGCCATCTACATTAATAAAACTCCCTGCGTGATACTCTTGATTAGAAGCCCATTCAGGGACGCCATTTTGAAACAGATAAGATATTAATTGAGTAGCAGTGAATCCTTGAGCGTTAAAGTCTTGGCTTGTTGGCTTGCTGCCAGTTGCTACAATCCCCCATCCGCGCGCATAACCTGCTGTTAGATTGGTTTCTAAGTCATCTGACTGTGTGGTACCTCCAAACACTGTTCTTTCTGTCCCCTGAGCGTTAATGGCAAACGCTTCAATGTTCAAATTAGGTCTAACAATCTTTGTCATATAATTATTTTCTCCGCAAAATAGCCGTGTATTGAATTTGAGTCGAATTTATCAGCAAAACCGACTGCGTTAGGGTCGTCAGCAAATCCGAACGTGTTTTCTGTGTTAGCTTTAATCACAAGGTTGTATCTAACGCCTTGTGGTTTCGGTAAAAGGTTCTGATTAACGATTAATCTTAGAATTTCTAAGTTGGTTGACGGTGGCACATGAAGTGTTAACGTCATATCTTGATTGTCTATGACATATGCCTCGCCGTTGAATAGCGTTTGAATAACATCCTGTATTGATACCCGATCATCTGAGACCATGTAAGCTGAAGCAGCGTTTTTTGCTATCTTGGCTTTGATGAAAAAACGGTAATCATTGTCATTCAGTTGTAAGTCAGTATAAGCAGATGAGAATTTGTCATAGAAAGGTGCTGATTCAACCAATTCATCGAATTTATCAGCAAACCCGCGAGCTGTATCATCTCCATCAAATCCGAAAAACAACTTAGCTACAACCGCAGGCACATTTCTTGATATACCAACAATCCGCCCGATAACATCTAATTGATGCCCCACCGCCAAATCCACGTCATAAGCAGGGAAAAAGGCATTAAAAAGGTCGTAAACTTTCGAATACGACCCAGCTAATAATTTAATCTCTGCGCTTGCGTTGGGCTTATAGAAATACTGTTTTATCAGTAATTTTAGGTAGTCATTTACGTATTCTTCATTCATCAAATGACCTCTGTTATTTCGACGTTATCAGCTGAGATAACAAACTTCTCATTAAGTTGTGGTGTTAATAGTTGGTCTGTCCATGTCACACCATCTGTACTAATTTCTAAATCAAACGCGGTAAAGCCATCGGTCGCAGCATAGACAGGACAATATAAGCCTGATGCCGTGACGCTATAACCAATACCCAGTGATTCGGCTGTTAATGCCGTTTTAATCAAATCTAAGTCAATCGGGATAGTTGTTGTTTTGCGTTTAACGGTTAATTTGACATAAAGGTCGATATAAGTTGGTCGGTCAAACCGAATAACGTGAGGAATAATAAATTCTGTTCCGTCAGGTCTGATAACCGTTTCGTTGTACGTCTCTTCAATGCTGCCTTTTAAGCCTGTTCCACCTGTTTTGTTTTTAACAATCGTTTCAACAATATTATCGACAGAACCGCCTTCAATGATGACCCACAAAGAATTGGCTGGAACACCTGGTATGTAATCATCAACTTTAGTGTCGTTCTCATACACGCGTAAATCAGTTACGCCGGATAAATCAGCTAACTTTGCGTATAAACTACCGGTTGTTGAGTAAGCCGCATTTTCGAGTGATTGATTGCGACGAACACGTAATTCTTCATCTGTCTCTTCATCACGTCCGATTAACGCAGCATCTGTATTTGTCACAGACTCGACACCAAGAACAATTGTGATCACATTATTTACAGTGTCGGGTAATGCTTCAACGGCACCGAAATTCTCAGCAAATAGCGTGACAGTATGTGAGCCAGCTTCGAGATTGATTTCACTTTGTGTTACCCAGTTTTGCCCTAACTCATCCTGAACGGTGAAATCAGAAGGCAAGACAACCGGACGAGTCGAAACGATTGTCACGTCAACTTGCGATTGCGTTGCTGCTCGTCGAGTAATGCCACATAATTTAATCAGCACGTTAAGATAGCGACCGATTGACGTATTCGGGTCAAGCATCGTCGCAAGGTATAACGCGAACGTCTGCAAGTCATGACGCCCTTTTGCTTCAATGCCTATCCGCTGTCCATCCGGTGAATCTTGTTCAATACTGATATCTTGCCCGTAAATGCTCTTGTAGCCATCTGCAAGCTCGTTATACACTTCTTCAAACGTTTGAATCTGAACGCCAGTGTTTGTAATTTGAGGATTCAAGTTATATTTCCTCTCTCACTTCTAAATCTTCATCAAAAATTGTTGAGAATTTAACTTTAATTACCGCGTGTCTGTTTTCTATCTTCTCAACACCGTATTCAAGTATTTTCACTACACCTTCAGTTGCTAAAACCACCCGTTCAATCTCTCTTAAAATCTGGCTTTCATTGTTCCGTGTTCCGTTTAATGTTATCCAGTCAATGTTGGCTGCGATATCGAGAAACCAGTCATTTTGAAATGACCTCAGGCGCGTTTTAACGTTTTGTCTAATGGCTTCCGCATTTGCAATGTAGTTAGCCCGACCGTTTCCAAATGTCCAGTCGTCATCTATTAATTTTGATACACGCATAATTAACCTAGCTTATCGGTGAGCTTGTAGTACCACCGTCAGATTCGCGGTGAGTGTGATTTGAGTAATCAGAGCCATTCACTTCTAATTGAGCACAAGTAATTTTCCCGCTAACAGTCAAGTCACCTTCAATCACTACGTTGCCCTGAATGCTTAAATCTCCGGTCAATACCGTATCACCGTTAATTTCGATAACGTCCGGAATGCTAATTGCTTTTGCCAGACTCTTTATGCCAACCAGAGCGAACCCATCAGAATAATCGTGCATTCTTAACTCTAACGGCTCAATGAAGTTCTGACCGTGATACCATCTATCGAAACAACGCTCAGAAAATATCAATAAACACTCATCACCAGCTTTGATTGGCATAGCAATGTGAGAACTTCCACCGGCTAAAAAAATTGGGGGGACTTCGATAAATTCCGGTAACTCGATAGATTGACCGTCCACAACTCGATTAATTGCAGGTTTGCAGTTGATTGTTCTGCTGTTAACACTGGTTACGATTGCGACTGTAGCGGTATGAATGTTTGACTGGATTTGTTGCGTGAGTTGGTTTAAAAGGTCAATTAGTTGTTCACTTTCCATCATAGCACCTTATAATTCGCCATTAATTTGGCTTGTACACTCTGAACCCAGTCCTGACCTTCGTACTCACCTGAATAATTAATTGCTTGTACTTTATAAACGCCGTTTAAATTTGGTGCAGTCTTACTGTCTACATTGCAGAAACCACCCAATGCTATTGTCGGATTCATCATTGAATTGAAGTAAATGATGTCATCCTCGCGTTCGGGTGTGTTGATCAACCCTGTTTGTGCAGAAATAAGTGGTGCATAAGAACCATTGACTTCATTTTCTTTCATGATAAAAAGCTGCTCGTTATCAATAAAGAACTCTTCGTCCGGCTCCAGCATTTCTTCAATGAGTTTAGATGAGCTGCCAACCAACACTTTCGGTCTCAATAACTCTTTTAGTTGCGTTATCTTGCCTTTTGTCGTGCTTGTCATGTCACGAAGTATTGCTTCAATTGCTGCATCTTTGCCTTTAACTGTCCTGCTTGTGAATGCGTTCAGGTAATCATGACCACCGTCGAAACACTCAATATTCGTGATGAAGTCAGTACCGTTTCGTTCTGTTGAACTGACGTTTATGTCACCCTTAAAAATCACTTCCAAGCGTCCCTCGTAACCTACTTTTAAAACAATGGGAATCCGTCTTTTACTACCTTTTTCTTTAGTTAACTCAAGCCTGCGCGATTCATTGAGGTTGAATAAACGCAGGTCAAGTTTATTAAGTGATGATTTGGTTGTTTTAAGGCAGTCAAAAACGATGTTGAGAGGCGGTTTAATTATGATTGCTTGGGTGTCACTGATTGCTATTGTAAGCTCGTAATCTCGGTTAAATCTCAACTAGTGCTCCCCTTATGTTCTGCATATCCTCCGGCTCAAGAATGTACAAGTTACAACGTTCTAAGAAGTCATCTGCTTTAAATGGGTCAAGCCCTGTTTTTGCGTTGTCATAAACCAGAAAATCAAAAGGTAAGTTACTTGATTCAATGTGAAGCGTGCTTAAACTGAGCTTGACACCAATTGCTGTTCTGCCTTTGTATTCAACATCAAATGTCCAGAATTGAAGTAATTCATGAAAGCGCAGTGTTAATCTGATTTCACTATCATTGAATAAAATCACGTATCGCTGATGAGATTCTGATGTGATGTTAGTTAATCTTCTCATGAGAAAAAACCTCTTATTCCGCCGAGTACCACAGAGCCTAACGATTGTAACTCACTATCGCTAACCTCCTCGCCACGCTGCACGCCTTTATCAACTGCCTTGGATGTCTGGTTTTTCACACCAGCAGCCGGATTAGGCGCAGCTTCAATCTGAACATCAATTGTTTGTGCGAATCGAATCTGTTGCACAGTGATGCTGAATGAATACATCTTATCCTGATTGTCGCTAGTAATAACAAAACTGGTGATAATCATGTTATCAAGCGTACCATGCGGCATATCAATCGATATAGGCTGGCGACTATCAACAAGGGCTTTCATGTCATCATGAAATTTCTGTTGAATGGATTTATTCAGAGAGTCATTACCAAAAAAATCTAATACATTACTGCCGAAATCAATCAGGTTTTGTACTTTCCTGACCTGTGAACGCGCACTGTTAATCAGCTGAGTGATTTTAGTCTTCTGAAAAATCGTGTTGCCGATTGAACTTGATAGAATGGGGGTTAAGCCTAAACTGTCATTCAAGCTATTCACGATTGAATCAAGAATATTTTCCTTCAGCACAATATCAGACACCGCACCATCAATACTGATTACAATCGGGTTTAGAATAACGTGATCATTCGCAAACGAGCCATCTTCTAGATACGTTGTCGGTGCAGATGCGGTATAAGAAGTTTCACGCCTCACTGCCGCGTAAGTCGTGAATCCCCCTATTCCAACATCGCCCTTAAACGCGCTCATAACAGAATCAATAATTCCGCTTATCATCTGCCACCTCGATTAACTTGTTCTGCTGCGCTTCGTATGCCGTTATTCGCTGCGTTCGGTAAAACTCGTGCAGCGGTTTGTACGTCAGCAGTACTTATGTTAATGTTTTGATTAATAGTCGCGTTAGAACTTGAACTGGAGTTATTTACTGTATTACCCGCCTGTTGTTGCATTCTTCCGGTTGCGAACGCTTCAACCTGTTTGTTGATCTCACTCACAGCATCCTGTGCTTTCTGTCCTGAGCCATTATCAATGCCCAGTAAATCTAAAGCCCAATCAGGCAATATGTTAGATAGCTTCTCAGTCACCCAGTTAATGAATGGCGTGAATATTCCGTAGAGCAGATTAACAAAGCTGTTGAACGCATCCTTGATGTGCTGGATTGCGCCGTCAAAATCCCCTGTTAGTAATGAAACCATGACACCTATTGCAGATTTGAATATGTCTATAATGCTGTCAATTGTGTTTTCAATAACCTCGATCGGAATAATTTTAGATAGCTGCTCTTTTCCCCAGTCGATAAACGGCTTAAAGAAGCTATAAAATGCATCAATCAAACTCTGAAACGCATTCTGCAAATGATTTATAGCTCCGTCGGTGTCGCCCTTAAATAAAGCAATGACGCCCTTAAATACCGAAGTGACCGCATTCCATGCATTTTTAAAAGCGTTCTTTATGTTCTCTGCAATATCCTTTATCCCTTGCCAGATATCCTTTAACAGGGGTTGAATATCAAAACCAAGAAACTCAAGGAAGAAATCCCTGATAACCGACTTACCGCCGCGAAATGCGACAATCAAATCGTCAAGCAAAAGCAATAGCCCTGCAATAATAAGAACGGGGAGAAAGCGTTTAAATTGTGCGTTCAGTAATTCCGTTGTCTTGCTTACACCCAAAGTGGCAACCTTCCATGCTAAGAAGCCTGCAATGATTAAAGGAAAGGTTGGTAATAGTCGGTTGATTGCTTGCGAAAGAGAATCAATTGTTTTACCCATCACGGAGAAACCTTTGATTATCAAATCACGATTTTTTTCGAGCAACTCAACAAACCATTTCGCCATATTTTCAAGCTGAGGCGCAAAGCCGATAGCGATTTGTTGAGCAATCGCACCCAACCCAAACTTAAGCGTGGTGATAGCATCATTAGTCCTTAGCGCCAATCTTGCCTGCTCTTCCGAGACAACACCTAATCTCCGAGCGCGTTCTGTCAGAGTTTGAATCTCATCTGATGATTGCGTGATTAAGCCGATTACACTTCTATTAATTCCCAATTTTGAAGCAATTTCGATTTGCTGAGAATTAGACAGATTTCTTAGCTTGCCGCCCACTTCCAGCAATAAGTCATCCGTTGATTTTAACTCACCGTTTGCGCCTTTAACGTTGATACCCAGTGTTTTAAACTGCTCAACATTCTTAAATGATGCCTCGCCAACTTTCTTGCTAAACTCGGTCAACGTACTGTTAAAATCAGCAATGCTGGAGCCTGAAACGGACGCGGCATAACCCAGTTCCTGAACTCGCTCAATACCAACGCCAGTTTCACTAGCAAGGTTTGCGATAGGCTCAATTGTGCTTAACGCAATTGTGGTAAAGCCTGCTAAGGTAGCTGACGCACCTTTAACAGCCACAGCCATTTTGGCGACCTTGCTTATTGCCCCGCCTATTTCGCCATTGAACTTTGTTAATTTGTCTAAATTACCCAAAAATGAGAACTTAGTTACTATCTCAGTAACAGTTGCCATTATTTACCTGCCTGTTGAATGTGATAGTTTTCTATATCCGCACGAATCTGTTCAAACTCCAGCGCATTGAGAAAGTCCCTTGTATCAAGTTCCTCAACTTCTCGTTTACTGCCGTAACCTTGCTTGACTAAAAATAAGACTGACATCTCATCATCAGTAAGATTCGTAAACTGGATATAGTTGTCAAAACTTGAGCGGGGAACTGTTAACTGGTAACAACCCCTTTCATAAAAGGGTATGAAAGAGCCCCCATCATTGAGATGGTAAACATTAAGAAATCTTCTTCATGCTCTTCCCAGTGATTCGGTAATTTAGATAATGACGAACCTTCAAATGTCACAACACTTTCAATCACACTTCTGACTTTTTCAAATTCATCTGTATCAAGAAAGCTAAAGTCTCCGGCACTAATGAACTCTTTCACTTTAGTTAGATAAGAAAATACTTTTAAACGTTGTTTATGTGTTGTCTTGGTAATCTTATAAGCATGACCATTAATAACGGCTTCCTTGTCATCATGAATGGCTTTAAATTGCTCTAGTTCGTTTTGCTTTTGCATAAAAACTCCATAAAAAAAGCCTCGTAATGAGGCTTATTGTGTTCTGGTTGCGAATACCTGAATTGTGTACGCTAACAGCGCGTTTCCGTCTTGATCGTTTCGTGTGTCCGTTGGCTGAGTTGTTATAGAGCCTCGTTCCAGACTCCAGCTTGATACGCTCGCCTCACCGTCTTTGAAATAGTTTTCTTTAATTGAACCGTCAATGACAACCGGCACATGCTGATTCAACATACTATTTAAAAACACATCACTATCACTGTACTTGATGACGTTAATCACTAAATCATACAATTGAGAATCTACACGACCAGCAATTACTACGTTTTGATTATTGCCGACAACACGCGAAGTCGCAGGGTTAACAGGTGTCATAGTGATTCTGTCACCCGCTACCGTATCATTCACTACAGTACCGTTAATAATTACTGTTGTGCTGTCAGCAGCTAATTGAATTACACTCATTGTTCACCTTATAAGTTAAAGTTGATGATGATATCGACGCTATGAGTAGCGCCAGCATTTTTAACGGCACATTGAAGCGGTGG